ATGCAACCAACTCCGCCTTTGTGTCCTTGCCTAATTCCTTTTGGCGAGTGGCAAGTTCTTTGCTAATTTTCTTAGCAGAGTCCAACTTAGCAATAGTAGGATAGCCCGTTAGCAACTGAGCCATTTCGGCTTGCAAGTCATTATCTGACTTCTCGGCATAGGTTGCCCGAGCCTTGGCTCTTTGCTCGGCTTTCCGCTTTGCTTGTGGGTCATCTGATTCAGGGATAACAATACCCGATTCCTTGCGGATTCTCTGCCACTTGGACTTAATAGCGTCCTCGGTCTTGCCCGCTTGCTCGAGGGTTTCAAAGATACGGATACGACCCATTTCATAGCGTGACCATGTAGGCTTTGTTCCTAGCACTAGAGCAATGGTTGCGATAGCCTCGGCAATGGTATCTTCGCCTTCGTCCATTGCAAGGGTTGCGGATACCAACTGTGCGTCCTCTTGCTCGTCAAACTGAGCAAGCATATCTGCGGTTTTAATAACTGATTTCATAACAATCTCCATGGAGTGGTGTTTAGGGTAGGACATAGTGTCACTCCGCCACTTTGTCCAATATGAGCCGAAAACAATTCCCGACTCACAAATACAGTTTAACACACTCGGTGGGATTTGTCAAGGATATGTCCTATTTATTTTGCAATGTTCTAAAAAAGAGGGGTATTGTTCCATAATGTTCTATTGGGTTGGAACATTAGAAAACCTTGCTGGTATTGGGTTTGCGGTTAGTTTAGTATAAATGTTCTATTGTTCTATATAGATTAAGAAGGGAACGAGAGTGTTGAGCCTGCACTATCTGAGGGGGGTCTTGCTATCCTAGTAAAATTATTTTCCGATGTTATTTTTTTGGAACAAATGGAACAAATGGAACAAAGCGTGTAAGTCCTTGATTCTAAACACTTTGTTTTGTTCCGTTGCACAGAACATTAGCAGAACAATACTAGGGTTTCCCCTAGTTTACCGAGTGGGCAAAATCGATTATGCTCTGTGACAGAGCATAACCAAAAAACGAAGTGGACAAAGTGTCATGCCGACACAATGTCCCATGTGGCTAGTGCGTCGCTTACAACCAGTTCCCTTCATTTTTAGAAATAAAAAAAAGCCCAGCCAGAGCTGGGCAAAATTACTACCATTGGAGCTACTAAATATATTTTGCTATATCGATAAAAATGCAACGGGTTTTCTTAGCGTACCTGATTTCAAGATTAGTAAACCCAGCCAGAGCTAAATCTTTAAACTGCGCCCTGTTTATATATCTTCCATCAAGCCCATTAAAATAATCCACAATTCTAAAATCTTTATTAGCTTTTAGATCATCATATAAAGCCGACTGGCTTTTATAATCCCTGCCGTATGCTGGGATAAGTATTAGTGATTTCATAGTTTTTTATTGGGCTGGTTTCCCAGCCCATCCCTTTTAGATTTCAGCATCTTCTGGCTGGAACTGCTCAAGCGTATGTAAAGCATCCTGTAAAAGCGACTCATCCAAACAATTTTTAGTAGCTTGGATAACTTCCTTTTGCAGTTCTTTAATTTCAGCCATGCGATCCTTAAGGGCATCACTGTTTTTTAACTTAATTGCTTTTGCTAGCTTGCTGGCTTTTTTAAGGTTTTCTTCTGTACCCTTAGCAGTAAGCATAGCTATTTCATTCTGTAATTCTGAAATTGGTTTAGCTTTTAGCTCATCCATAGCTTGCTGGGCTTTGCTACGCTGATCAGCTTTTTTCTGCCCTGTAGTTGAGGGGCTGGCTGGCTTTACTAAAGCATAATTTTCTTCCAGCCGACGGGTAAATCTCTTCCACATCCCCTTAACTGTATCAGTTTCGAATAATGCTGTTAAGGGCATTGTGATGTCTAACCCTTTTTTCTTAGCGTAAGCTAATTTCATTACTTCGCTACCAGCTACCCATAAATGGTAATCAGCTTGCTTAACAATTTTGCCCTCGATCTCAACAGCGATCTCAACAGCTCTGGCAAAATCTTCTACAGCTTGATCTGCATCTACTTCACTAACAGCGAATAAATCACCAATATTATTAAATATTGATACCTGATCATCACTTAACTTGAATGTAATTTCATTCATTTTTAATACTCCGATCTTAGTTAACACTAGCGAACCATTCACTAGCTAAGATATATCTTAACACATAAATAAAATAAATACAGTAAATATTTTATAAAATCCCACCAAATTAATTAGCTAGTGTGTCGCATTAATTGGCTAGTGTGTCGCATCAAATATAGATTTTATTGAGCTGGGTAAAAGCCTGGGCCCACTTTCGGCAGCACTCAGCCAGGCGCCTAACATCCCACAAACCCAGACCCCACGGTACCCCATCCCCCAGATCTGGCAATATGGGACCCAGCTAACACCTGTACACAATGATCTGCACAGTAGATACTTCACTTTAAAAAATTCATCACTTATGATGTAAAATCATCCTATGCCCTAGCAATATTTGGCCATAACCATACCAAAACACGTTTTTAATAAACACCCCCCTATCAAAATATTTGGGACTCCACCCCCCGGGGGGTATATAATTTTTTATAGTCCTTCACGTGGACTCGGGGGTAGTGGCGTTTTAGCTTCACATACTTGGTGTTGCTACCCCCACCTTTTACTGTTACACTCCACGCATATAAACCTCACAAACAAGGTTGTATGCAAATACCCGTTGAGCCAAACCTCGACAGACCAATACCAGTACAGGCCCAGCCAGAAACAGGCAGGACGTACGAAGACCGGCTAAAAGTTGCCGGCAATACTGCCATGCTTCTAAACGAGCTTGGGGTAGAGGATGACTTGTCCCCTGAAGAAAATGAAAAAGCTAGGCAGATGATTGCTAAGTTAAAGCCAGCTGACGACAAATCCAGCCCACCCACGGCAGAAGAAAAAGATTTGAAGAACTACAACGTTGCTTTAGCTATTGGTAACTATCTAAATGAGTACGAGAAGCAGATCGTTGCAGATAAAGTCCAGGTTAGAACAGTAGTTGTCAACCGTTTGATGGAGATTAGCCAGGACGATGACAACAAAGTTGCTCTTAAAGCCCTGGAATTACTAGGAAAAGCGTCGGATTTGTTCACAGAACGTTCAGAAATCACCATTACCCATCAAACTAGTGACGAGTTAAAGGCTGCAATTAAGGAACGTATCAAGTTATTGATGCAAACACAGCAGCTTGATACCAAAACTAAGGCTCAAAAGCAGCTAGAAGTCATCGACGCAGACGCTAAAGAGGTCAAATGAGCACAATATTGGCTCAAAATAGTGAAAAACCCAGTTTAGGGGTAGAAGAGCTGCAATATTTGCTCGATAACATCGATACTCTGTCAGATCCTCAGCTCAGAGTACTCAAAAAAGAGCTAGATAACACCGCAGATGCTGTTCAAAAAGAGAATTGCCAAGAAAATTTCATGGATTTTGTTCATAAAGTTTGGCCTAACTTCATTGATGGCGGGCATCATGAAGAAATGGCTGAAGCATTTGAAAGGGTAGCTAAAGGTGAAATTAAACGACTTATTATCAATATGCCGCCTAGGCATACAAAATCTGAATTTGCTAGTTACCTCCTTCCTGCTTGGTTTTTGGGTAAATTTCCTGAGAAAAAGGTTATTCAAACCTCCCATACCGCTGAGCTCGCTGTGGGATTCGGACGTAAAGTCCGTAATTTGGTCGACTCAGACATATACAAGTCAATATTTCCGGGCGTTGGACTCCAAGCGGATAGTAAGGCCGCAGGCCGTTGGGCAACTAATAAGGGCGGAGATTACTTTGCAATCGGTGTTGGTGGAGCGGTCACTGGTAAAGGCGCAGATATCCTTATCATTGATGATCCGCACTCGGAACAAGAGGCAACTCTAGCTGAAAGTAACCCCGAGGTGTACGACAAAACGTACGAGTGGTATACGTCGGGTCCACGGCAGCGTCTCCAGCCTGGAGGCTCAATCATCATTGTGATGACCCGGTGGAGTAAGAAAGATTTGACTGCCCAGGTTGTAAAAGCAGCAGAACAGCGCTCTGGAGAACAATGGGAAGTTATTCAGTTCCCTGCAATTTTGGATGACGGGCAACCTCTGTGGCCGGCGTTCTGGAGAATAGAAGAACTACAGGCTTTAAAGCAAGAATTGCCAAACGGCAAGTGGATGGCGCAGTACATGCAGGCGCCGACATCAGACGTCAGTGCTATTGTGAAGCGGGAGTGGTGGCAGATCTGGGAACATGAGGATCCACCCCAGTGCGAGTTCACAATCCAGTCTTGGGATACGGCGTTCCTTAAAACCCAGCGGTCAGACTACTGTGCCTGTACTACTTGGGGGGTGTTCTACCAAGCTAATAGTAGGGGGCTTGAGGTACCAAACATCATATTGCTCAACTCCTTCAAAGAACGCATGGAGTTCCCAGAACTAAAGCAAAAGGCTATGGAACACTATAAAGAGTGGGAGCCTGATGCACTAATTGTTGAGGCAAAAGCCTCCGGAGCGCCTCTAGTGTTCGAGTTACGAGCTATGGGTATACCTGTTCAGGAATATGTTCCAAGTAAAGGTAGCGATAAAATTGCCCGTTTGAACGCAGTTGCTGATATATTTGCATCTGGGAGAGTTTGGGTTCCTAATACGCATTGGGCAGAAGAGTTAGTAGAAGAAGTTGCAAGTTTCCCAAGTGGCGATCATGATGACTTGGTGGACTCAATGACCCAGGCGTTACTAAGATATAGAAGGGGTGGCTTTGTACAATTGGAGTCTGATTATGAAGACGAGCCAAAACAATTTAAGTCATCTAGGCACAAAGGGTACTACAACGTATAGGTAAATATATGGCAATAGATAAATCACTATCACAGGCCCCACTGGGTTTAGGAGCGCTTCCAATGATGGAAGAAGGGCCAGAGCTTGAGATCGAGATTGAGGATCCCGAGTCAGTTGAGATTGGCATTGATGGTATGCCTGTAATGCGTATTGAGGAATCAGAGCCAAGCGATGAAGACTTTGACGCCAACTTAGCGGAGTACATGAGTGATGGCGACCTACAGTCCCTAGCATCAGATCTAGTTGGTGATTTTGATGAAGATATTGGTTCCCGCAAAGACTGGATGCAGACTTACGTTGATGGTATTCAACTGTTGGGGATGAAGATTGAAGAGCGCACCGAGCCTTGGGAAGGTGCATGTGGCGTATATCACCCACTATTGTCTGAAGCACTTGTGAAGTTCCAAGCTGAGACCATCATGGAAACGTTTCCAGCAGCAGGTCCAGTAAAGACACAGATCGTTGGTAAAGAGACCCAAGAGAAGAAAGACGCTGCTGAGCGTGTTGCTGATGACATGAATTATCAGTTAACAGATGTGATGCAAGAATTCCGACCTGAACATGAGCGCATGTTATGGGGCTTGGGTTTATCGGGTAATGCATTTAAGAAAGTTTACTTTGATCCAAGTATTGGTCGTCAGGTATCTATGTTTGTACCAGCAGAGGACTTAGTTGTTCCTTACGGTGCTACTGATCTAGCTACGTCGCCACGGGTCACGCATGTGATGCGTAAGACCCCTAATGAGCTACGCAAACTACAAGTCGCAGGGTTCTATAGAGATATTGAGTTACCAGATCCTGTAGACTCATTTGATGAAGTTGAGAAGAAGATCGCTGAGAAGATGGGCTTTAGGGCCACTACAGACGATCGGTATAAAATCCTTGAAATGCAAGTTGATCTTGACTTGCCTGGCTATGAAGACGAAGAAGATGGAGAACCTACGGGTATAGCGTTACCGTACATCGTTACCATCGACAAATCGAACGGTATTGTTCTTGCTATTCGTCGCAACTGGAGACCAGAAGATGAACATAAGAAGAAGCGTTCGCATTTTGTGCATTACGGTTATATTCCCGGTTTTGGTTTCTATTGCTTTGGTCTTATTCACCTCATCGGGGCTTTTGCTAAATCAGGTACTAGTATCCTCCGCCAACTCGTTGATGCCGGATCATTGGCGAACTTGCCTGGTGGCTTTAAGACCCGTGGACTGCGAATTAAAGGTGACGATACACCGATAGCACCCGGAGAGTTCCGTGACGTAGATGTTCCAAGTGGAACAATGCGTGACAACGTTATGCCTCTGCCATATAAAGAGCCTAGTCAGGTTCTGGCTCAATTGATGAATCAAATCATCGAAGAAGGCCGACGTTTTGCCTCAGCAGCAGATATGAAGATTAGTGACATGAGTGCGCAAGCACCTGTGGGCACAACCTTAGCCATTCTGGAGCGTACATTAAAAGTAATGTCCGCTGTACAAGCCCGCATCCACTACTCATTTAAAGAGGAGCTTCGGTTACTTCGTGACATCATTCGTGATTACACTCCAGATACTTATACCTATGAGCCAGTTGAAGGCAGCCCACGTGCCAAGAAGAGCGACTATGACAACGTAGACGTGATTCCGGTCAGTGATCCAAACGCTGCAACAATGGCCCAGAAGATTACGCAGTACCAAGCCGTGTTACAACTAGCGCAAGGTGCACCACAGATTTACAACTTGCCTAAGCTACACCGTCAAATGTTAGACGTGTTGGGTATTAAGAATGCTCAGCAGCTGGTTAAACTGCCCGAGGACCAAAAGCCCGAGGATCCAATCACTGAGAATACAAACGTTCTCATGATGAAGCCAGTCAAGGCGTTCTACTACCAAGACCATCAGGCACATATTGCTGTGCATATGGCAGCTATGCAAGATCCAAAAATCATGCAGTTGGTTGGACAGAACCCACAGGCGCAAGCTATGCAAGCAGCGATGATGGCCCATATTAATGAGCACGTTGCCTACGAGTATCGCAAGCAGATGGAGATGCGGATGGGTATTGAGTTGCCGTTCCATCCAGATGAAGATGACTCGGATGAGAAGGCTATGCCACAAGAAGTTGAGGTTCGGGTATCCCAAATGGCTGCTCAAGCTGCTCAGCAAATGTTGCAGCAGAA